GTACTACATCTACAACCGCGCTGACTTCAACCGCACTGGTCAAGTTCAGCCCCGCGCTCCCCGTACTCAGGCTCCTCGCGTTGGTATGTCCCTCTCGACGGATACCTACTCGGCTGACGTATTCTCGCTGGCTACCGACTTTGACTTCCAAACTTTGGCTAACGAAGATGCAGCTTTGGACATCCGCTCGGCTGGCGCTCAGATGCTGACCCACCAACTGCTGATCGACCGCGAAATCAAGTGGGCTACTTCCTACTTCGCTGGTGGTATCTGGGGTACGGACTGGGATGGTGTCGCTGGCACTCCTTCGACCAACGAAGTTAAGCAGTGGTCGGACTACACGAACGCAACTCCGATTGTTGACGTTACCAACATCATGCGTACCGTGCAACTCAAGTCGGGTGGTTTCAAGCCCAACGTCATGGTTGTCGGTAAGGCAGTTCGTGACGTTCTGGTTAACCACCCCACGATCTTGGCCCGCCTGAATGGTGGTGCTACGGTCTCGAACACCGCTCTGGTGACGGATGCCAAGTTGGCTGAAATCTTCGGTGTGGAAGAGTTCTTGGTCATGGAGACCGTGAAGAACACCGCTGCTGAAGGTCTGACTGAATCGAATGCGTTCATTGGTGGTAAGGCTGCTGCCTTCTACTATCGTCCGCGCTCGGCTGGTCTGATGGTTCCTTCGGCTGGTTACACCTTCACTTGGGATGAGCTGGAAGGCGCTTCGGGTAGCGGCCTTTCGATCAAGTCTTACAAAGGTGACTATCTGGCTATCGACGGCATTGCTGAAGTTCTGGAAGCCAACATGGCTTACGATCACAAGGTTGTGTCGGCTGATCTGGGTGCCTTCATCGACACCGTTATCGCCTAACTAGAACAAGGAGTGGGATAGATGACCCGACCATTTATCCCCTTCTTCAATCCTGCCCGTCCAGTGTATGTTAAACAAAATGACATACAAATGGCGGGTAAGTTTTGGAAGAAGGGTGAAAGATTCAACTGGGACTTCTTCGGAACCCCACACGAAACCATCCAACAGATGTTCTTCAATGATCAGCTTCACCACAACGAAGCCCTAGAAGATGTAGCTGTAACAAGGATTGCCATTGGTGATGGTCTAGCAGAACTCTCGCTAGAACAACTACAGGCTCTCGTTGAGAATATCAATGGGAAAGTTAAAGCCAAGACAAAAGACAGCAAAGAGTTCTTGCAAAAGAAATGCTCTGTCAGCAGGATCAAAGATAAACAAATTGGTCTTATTCGTAGGTGGCGTACCTCCTATGGTGAACTAGAAAACTAAATAGTGAGGCGAACAGATGTCTTGGTCCTACGATCCAAACACTTTGAACACTACTACCAGTGCGGGTAGGCTCAACACTGTTCGCCTTCTAGTAGGTGATACAGATACCACAGACCAACTTGTCCAGAACGAAGAGATTACATTTGCCCTGTCTCAGACTGGCGATAATGTTTACTACGGTGCTGTCTGGATTTGTAGGGCCATTGCTGCTAAGTTCAGCCGTCTGGTCACAACGACCCTTGATGGCGCTCTAAGTGCCAACTATAGCGACAAGGCAAAGCAATACAATCAGCTTGCTGTACAGATTGAAGTCCAAGGCAAGAAGACCTCTGGTAAGGCTCTTGGTGTCTTTGCTGGTGGTATCTCTGTAAGCGATATGACTGTAGTCAACGCTACAACTGATCGTGTGAAACCCGCTTTCAGCATTACCCAATTCGATAACCCAGAGGCGGGAGACCAATACCTTCCCGATGAACCTTATGGCGTTTGACCCTTTTACTCTGCGTCAGCTTATCAAAGAGCATGGCATAGCCCTCACGCTTCGTAAGAGAGCCGCCAGTGCGTATAACGATGCCACAGGTACTGTGACTACCACAAACACAGACTACGCTCTACAGGGCTATTTCTACGACTATACGCCAGACATGATTGACGGTGACTCTATCCTTCGTGGTGATCGTAGGGTTGTCTTGAGTGACAAGTTGACTAATGGGTCAGCTACACCAGAACCTGATGCCACAGACCAGATCATTGGTCTTGGTGATACAGTCAACATTGTTAAGGTTATGGAGATCAAGTCTGGTAGTGCCACGATGTGCTATCAGTTGCAAGTGAGGGAATGATATGGCTCAGATCAAACTGACCACCCTTATCCAAAAGATTCAAGATGACCTACATAAAGTCAGGAATGAGTTTCTGCTAAAAATGGCAGAAGATGTTGTTACTTCGTCTATACTAACTGTTGATACTGGTGCTTACATTACCTCTCACTCCATCAGGACTACTAGAGGTGCAGGTCGGTCTAGGAGTTCTCACGGTAAACCTACTGGACAAGACCCAGAAGCTAAAGCAGCCGAAGCTATGGACCAACTCATGAGTGATATTGCCTCTTTGCCAGATGATCAGACACAGGTCTATCTGACTAACAATTCCCCTCATGCCAATATAGTTGAGTACAGTCATGGATATGCTGTATACAGTGGTGTTCGTAGTCGGGCTAAGTATCACCTAGAAAAAGCAATCAACGAAGTCAAAGGTGGACGATGACAATCATTAACGACATCCGTGCTTGCCTAGACTCGCATCTGACTGGTGCTTCAGGCATCCCAACCATTGCTCGACAAAACGTACCTTTTGAACCTACCACTGGAACTTCCTTTGTTAAGGCCAGTATGATCCCTACCTCCCGCAGACCCGCTGTACGAGGTCTTAACCCTCAGAAGCGATATGACGGCCTCTACAATCTATTGATCTGCACACCAGAGGGTTTAGGTTCAGGTGCAGGATATGACGTTGCTGATCTGTTGTTGGCTCGTTTTGAAGCAACCACAGACATCACTTACAGTGGCTTAACCATAAGCCTAGACTACTCTGAGGTAAGAGCAAGTTACCTTGATTCACCATTCTATTGCACACCAGTCGTAGTTGCTTGGTACTGCTATAACTCTTAATAAAGGAAACTAAAATGGCTTTTGCACAGGGTTCACGTTCTGGACTATCTTATGTGGTTGAATCCACTTTCGGCACTACTCCCGCTTCTCCCTCACTCGTTCAGTTGCCCTACAACACTCACTCTTTGGATATGACCAAGGATCGTGTATCGGGTAATGAAATCCAACCTGATCGTATGCTTCGTGTTGACCGTCACGGTAATCGTCAAGCTGGTGGCGACATCGTTGCTGATCTTCGTAAAGCTGACTTTGACCCCTTCCTCGAAAGCGCCCTTATGAGTGCCTTTGCGGATTCGGCTACCATTGCTACTCTGACCGCTACCAGTGCTGGTGGTACTGCTACTTTGACGTTTGCCAGCCAGACTATCCCCCCGTTCCCAGTTGGTTCTGCTATCACTGTTGCTGGTGTTACCCCCTCTGGCTTTAATGGTGTATTCACTGTAACTGCTTGCACTGCCACTTCGGTATCTTACGCCAACGCTACTGCTGGCCCGCAGACTGTTGCTGGTACGATCAAGAACAGGGTTCTGAAGGTTGGGAATACAGCTAAGTCAATGAGCATTGAAGATGCTGCTGATGATATTAGTCAGTTCCGTCTCTTCACTGGTATGACGGTTAACACTGCTGCTATCTCCATTAAGCCCAATGCTATGATTGCTGCTACGTTCAGCATGATCGGCAAAGACATGACCATCTCTGGTTCATCCCTTGATGCCGCAAAGACTGCAAGCAGCACCAACCAGCCTTTTGATGCTTACTCTGGCACTATGGCTATCGGTAACGCAAGTGCAGCGTTGTCTTCTGTGGCTACGATCACTGGCATTGACTTCTCTATCACCAACGCACTTGCACCTACCTTCGTTGTTGGTTCTGCCACAACCCCTCAACTTGAGTTTGGTATGGCAACTGTGGAAGGTACGATCACTGCCTACTTTGAAGATGCTTCCTTGATCAACCGCTTTGTCAACGAAACGACTTCGGCCTTCCAAGTCACTGTGAACGATCCCAGTGGTGCTTCCAACTACACGTTTCACTTCCCCCGTGTGAAGATCAATGGTGCGGCTGTTCCTGTTGGTGGTCCTACCTCGCGTATCGTCACTCTGCCCTTCGTGGCTCTGTATGACACCACTGAGAACAGCAACATCGAAATCATCCGTAACCCTTCCTAACATAAGCATCCCCTTTAAACAAGGGGTAGGGACAGGATGATTGTGTCGGGCAGAAGTCCTGTCCCGAATTTCACTATCCGACACAACTTTATTTTCGTTTACCCCTTGACACGGGCATGACCACTCCCTATATACTTATTAGGTTTGCCCCCGCCGATATATCTATCCCCTACATGAACTTGATCATCTATCATGTAGTAACCCTAATCCTATAAGGACATCCCCGACATGGACCTACAGAACCTTCTACCTACTTCTGACACTATTACTGTTATCCTTAAGCATCCAGTTACTGATGATGTCTTGATGAAGGATGATGGTGTTGAGATGTCAGTCACTGTGTATGCACCCCACTCAAAAGAGTATAAGGCTGCTATCCACGAACAGACCAACAAGCGTATCCAGAAAGCACAGAAGAGTAAGAAGATTACCTTCACTGCTGAAGAGATTGACCTTGCATCTGTAGAGTTGATGGCTAAGACCACGAAAGATTGGGACTTGATCTTCAACAAGAAGTCCTTGAAATTCTCTGTGGCAGAAGCAATCGACCTTTATCAGAAACTTCCGTGGCTCAAAGATCAGGTCATTGAGGCTCAAGAGGATTACACCTCTTTTTTGAAGAAATAGCCTCTGACCTATACGAGTATGCGGAATGGGACTTCAAACTAAGTCTTACTGATAGTAACGGTGTCTCCGAAAGGGAACACTTAGAAATGGTTGAAAGGCAGATTGGACAAACTCCAGTAGAGTTGCAGGGACCACCGTTCCCCGAACTAATGGAATATGTCTGGTCTGCCTTTATTAGTTTGCACTCTGCCCGTGGTCAAGGCTTCAATGGACCCTTACCTCTTACCTACACTGAGATTGCCTATTGGCAACAACTAACTGGAAGTCAACTATCCGTCTGGGAAGTTGGTGTTATCAAAAGACTAGATTCTATCTACATAAAAGTGATTGGTGAAAGAAATGGCTGATCTTGGTACAGTAAATATTCTGATTGATATTAAAGGTCAGCCTCTCGTAAAAGAACTTGCTACAGACTTTGACAGGGTAACTGTCTCAGAAAAGAAAATGTCTGATGCTACTGCAAAAGTTATGGCAGACTTTCGACGTATGAAGTCCATAATGCAGATGGTTAAAACAGAAACTGATGGTGCAGCTAACTCTTTCCAAAGGTTTTCTGCTAAAGAACTTCAGCAGACTGCTCAAAGAATGCAGGGTTTTGAATCTGTACTAGCTAACACTCGTCGTGGCATGGGTCAGATGGGTATGGCTACTCAACAAGTTGGTTATCAGGTTGGTGACTTCTTAGTCCAAATTCAATCTGGAACTAATCCTCTTGTGGCTTTTGGGCAACAGGCAACTCAGCTAGTGGGTATCCTACCTTCTTTTTCTAGTGTATTGGGTGTATCTGTAAGTTCCCTTATTGGACTTAGTGCTGGTCTTGGTATTGCTATTCCACTCTTAACTGCTATCGGCGCATACTTTATGCGTACTGGCAAGGATGCTAAAGATGGTGCAGATGGTATCAATACCTTTTCTGGGGCAATTAAAGCCCTTACAGCAGAGATACAAAAAAACCAAGAAGCCTTTCTTAAAGCAAAGTTTGGAACGGACATTCTTGGTGTAGCAAGCGCAAGTCAACAGATAGAAGACTTCCAAAAAAGAATTGCAAGCCTTCAGACAAGCATTGATAAAATGAAAAGTCAAGGTGGTAAAGCTGCCGCTTTCTCTGGCCTTGTTACGGGTAGTGTAGAAGAACTCGAAGCCCAAAAGAAGGCTCTTCAAGACCAACTCGATACTTTAACTGCACAAGCAGAAGCCCAGAATATGCTTAATGGTGGACTGTCTGTTGCTGGTGGCCTACAACGTGCTGCTGTTCAAGACAAGCAAGAAGAACTTCGGACTGCAAAAGATTATGAGCAATCTTTGATCCGTGCCTATGGTTACTATGCTAAGACTAGGGTAGAGGCAGACAAGATTGCTGCTGCAAACGCTAAGGCCAATGAAAGTTCATATGCTGACGCACAGTTTGCTAAACAGGCAGCTATAATTGCTTTCTACAAAGAGCAAGAAGAAGCTGAAAATAAGGCTGGTGAAAAGGCAGAATACCTAAGACAAGTCTTCCATATGTTAGCTGGTGAAACCAGTTCAATCTCTACGGGTATTAAACCGCTTCCAGAAATTCTGGACAAAGCAGCTATTGCAGCCTATAAACTTGCTGCCGCTATGGCAGATACTAGGACTGCTGCAAGTGCGGTTCTGTCTAGTATGATACAAGTAGATGCTGCTAGGTTGAGGAAGCAAGGACAAGTTCAAGCCGCTGCTGCTGGTTTTGTTGGTAGACCAGAACTTGATAATGTTGCAAATCGTGCGGCTGTGAATGCAGCAAGAGGAACGATTCTTGAATTTAATAATGCACCAGATACTGGTGGGGCAAAGACTGACCCACTTGTTGAACTGCAAAAGCAGATTGCCCTTCAAGAAGAACTGAATGGTAAGACTGAAGCAGAAAGACAAGTTCGTCAAGCACTTGGTGATGACTATGCTAAGTATAGTCCTACTATTATCAAGGGCCTTGAAGAACAAATCCAAAAGCAGATCGAACTTGAAGAACGTCTTAAGGAACAGCAAGGTCTTTACGACACCATCCAAAGTAGCATGGAAGATGCTTTCATGTCTATGGTTGATGGAACTAAGACTGCTAAGGATGCCTTCAAACAAATGGCTGCTGCTATCATCAAAGAACTCTACAATGTTCTTGTGGTTCAACGGATGGTCGGTTCTTTCAATGCCTCCACTGGTGTTGGTACGGGACTCTCTGGTATTATTGGTGGTGCTATCGGCGGCTTGTTCAAAGCTGATGGTGGTCCTGTTAGTGCGGGTCAACCGTATATCGTTGGTGAACGTGGTCCTGAAATGATCATCCCCAAGTCTTCGGGAATGGTTCTGACAAATGGGCAAACTAAGGCTGCTCTTGGTGGTGAAAGCTACACTGTCCAGAACAACATTACTGTAACGGGTTCAGACTCTGCAATGGTTCGTCAAGAGATCGCTAAGATGATCCCGCAGATCAGTAGTGCCACAAAGGCTGCAATGATTGATGCTAAGAGGCGTGGCGGACAAATGGGCAACGCATTCAGATGATAGGTAAGTAAATTGGCAATATCGTATCCACTCTCTACTCCGACGAATATTGGTATTGCCAATATCATCTTCAGTGCTGACAATGCTACCGCAATCAGTCAATCACCCTTTACTTACGCTCAACAAGTAATCAAACATCAGGGGGAGAGGTGGAGGGCATCTATCTCTCTTCCGCCCATGAAACGAGTTGATGCGGAGAATTGGATTGCTTTTCTCCTTACTCTTCGCGGACAATATGGAACTTTCCTTCTTGGTGATCCTAATGGAACTACACCACAAGGCTCTGCTGCAACTACCGCTGGAACTCCCTTGGTGATGGGTGGAAGCCAAACTGGACAAGACTTGACTATTGATGGTCT